AATTTACCAATGGAAGAATATCACAAGCGTCGGACGAAGCAGAACTTCGGGCCGCGCTAAAAACTTTTTAAGAGAGGATTTCAATGGCCGCGAATACGATTTTAACGGATGCCAAAATAACTCGTGAAGCGCTTTCCGTTCTGCATAATACGCTCGGTTTCATCAAGAACGTCAGCCGGGATTACGACGCACAGTTCGCTCGCACGGGCGCGAAGATCGGTAACACGATCAACGTCCGTTTGCCGAACCGCTACGCCGTCCAGCAAGGCCCCGCGATCGTTCCGCAGGCCACCGCCGAGTCGAGTGTCGCATTGACCCTCAACCGGCAGTGGGTGGTGCCCCTCACGTTCTCCAGCGCGGAACTCACGCTGTCGATCGACGAGTTCTCCGACCGCTACATCAAGCCTGCCATTTCCAAAATGGCGTCGATGATCGACCTCGACTGCTACACGGCGGCGATCACCGGGAAGTACGCTGACGGCGTGGCCGTTGGCGGCGGCGTGGGTCCGGTCAACTTCACCATCGGCACTCCGGGCACGACCCCTGGCACTGCGGGCGGCTCGGCCACTGCGTTGCTTCAGTACAACTCCCCGGCGGTGTACCTGAACGCGCAGCGCATCCTCGACATCAACGCCGCTCCTCGGGACAAGAACCGCACGATCGTCATCGACCCTGCCGCGAACGCCATGTCGGTTGGAAGCCTTACCGGGCTGTTCAACCCGCAGTCGATCATCTCCGCGCAGTACAAGAATGGGCTGATGGGCAACGGCCTCGGCGCGGACTTCGTGATGGACCAGAACGTCTACACCCTCACGGCGGGGACGCAGTTGAACACGACCGCCGCGACGATGCAGGCGACGTGGACCTCGGGCGCGGCTCTTTCGTGGACCGTGGATTCCTCGGACAACACCAAGACGCTGAAGGCCGGTTCGACCTTCACGGTCGCGGACTGCTACCACGTCAACCCGGAAACGCAGCAGAGCACGGGCGTTCTCGCTCAGTGGGTCGTCACGGCGGACGTGACGCTGACCACCGGCACGAAGTCCATCTCCATCAGCCCGACCCCGATCGTTGCGGGGACCGGCGTGGTGAACGGCAACTGCTCCGTGGCTCCGACCTCCGGCAAGGCGATCACCATGACCTCCGGTACGGCAGCGACGGCCTCCCCGCAGAACCTCGCGTTTCACAAGGAAGCGTTCGTGTTCGGCACCGCCGACATGGAACTTCCGCCCGACGTCCAGGCGCACCGCGAGACGATGGACGGAATCTCCATCCGGTTCCTCCGTCAGTACAACGCGATGTCCGACTTCTCCGTCTACCGCCTTGACGTTCTCGGCGGCTTCGCTGTGACCCGCCCGGATCAGGCCGTTCGGATCGCTGGCTAACCTTTAACTGCAAAGGAGCAGAATGAAATGACCACCACCCCCGCAACTCTTTCCACCACCATCGCTTCCGGCGGGACGGCTCCTACCGGAATGCGGGCTTCTTCGGCTCAGGCTGCGGTCGATACGGATGCCGCGTTCTCCACGGCGTCCAATTTCGGGTTCACCACGACCCAGGCCGACGCCATCGTAACCCTCATCAACGAACTGCGGGCGGCTTGCATGGCCGCAGGGATCATCAAGGGCAGCGCGTAATCGCTTACGGGCGGGGGGAACCGGACCCCCCGCCCATCCTTTCAACCTTTGGAGGGGTGTGTGAAAATCCTTATCGCAGTTCCCACATACAAAGGGCTTCAATGTGGGCCATTTTTTGATTCGCTGGAAGCTACTGTTAAGCTGATGAAAGCGAATGGAATCGAATCATGTCTTGGGCTGATCGTAGGGTGCAGTTATGTCCAGATGGCAAGGAACGGGCTTGCGCGGCAATTTCTGGAGAACGAGAGTTTTGATCGGTTGTTCTTCTTTGACGAAGATATGTCTTGGGAACCGGAAGCTGTGCTCGCGGCGATTCGCGCTGATAAGGATATAGTCGCTGGGGTGTACCCTATGAAGTTCAACCCCGTCGCAGATGAAGCGACGGACACTTCTTTTTCCGTGGTGTTGTATTGCGACGACAACGGATTTCCTTTGTGCGAAGGTGAATTTTTACTTGCGAAACGGGCGATGACCGGTTTCATGTGCATCAAACGCGGAGTTTTTGAGAAGATGCAAACAGCTTACCCCGAGCAGAAGTACAGACATCGGGCGTTGGGTGAAAAAGAAGCGAAAGACTGGTTCGATTTTTTCCCGCAGGGAGTTCACAACGGTTTATGGTTTGGCGAGGATTTTGCTTTTTGCGAACAGTGGGCGAAACTTGGGGAGAAGATCCACATTATGCCGGATATCCTCTTTGGGCATCATGGGAAAGATCGTTCCTACTACGGTAATTTCTTGAAGTATCTGCAACAGCGGCCTGGAGGAGTGAACTACGAAAAAGACAATGAAGAACGGTTTTACTGGATTGAGGACCACAATTTGGGGGGCGCAATTTGCGAGTTACGCTAATCTATGTGGGCGTAGGTGTTGCGGGGTTCAACGCCAACCGCCCCAAGGGGGATAGGGAAGGTGCGTGGGTCGCTCATGGAATCGCGTCCATTGGTGCATCTCTTATTGGGGCTGGTCACGAAGTTGAGTTGATCGACCCACGGCATCTCTCCGGGTGGGATGAGTTGTTCCGCGTCATTCAGGGAAAACCGGCAGATGTCTACGGACTGTCGGTGTCGCCTGTCGATTCACAATTCGCGATTCCGATCGCAACGGCGGTCAAGCATTTCCACCCCACTTCCCGCGTGGTGGTCGGGGGCATTCACCCGACGATTTTCCCCGAGCGGTACAGCGATGCGGCGATCGACTGCGTGGTGGTGGGCGAGGGAGAGTTAGCCATGCTGGATCTGCTCTCCGGCGCGGAGTGGCCGAAGGTAGTTCGCGGGCGCAAACCGGATCTGGACGCTATTCCTTGGGTCGAACGCGATCTGTTCGATTACCAGCGGGAACTTGATTGTTTCTTCGCGCCTGGACAGGAGTTGCCGTCGATCACAATGTTGGCGGGGCGAGGGTGCCCGTACCTATGTAATTATTGCCAGCCCGCAGAAAACGCCGTATTCGGCAAGCCATACCGAATCCGGAGCGCGGAGAACGTCGTTGCAGAACTTCGTTTTCTGAAGGAAGAGTATAATTTCAAGAGCATCACGTTTTGGGACGATACGTTTACGATGAGCAAGAAGTGGATTGCAGACTTTTGCGACCTGTATGAGCAGGAGAATTTCGGGGCAACCATAGTGGCTTGTTCCCGCGCCGATATCATCTGTAAGAACGAGGCGATGGTGGAACGGCTCGCTTCAGTCGGGTGTGATTGGTTTGTGGTCGGGTTGGAGAGCGGTTCGCAGAGAATCCTTGATTTGCTCCAAAAAGGGACAACGGTTGAACAGAACCTCGAAGCGGCGCGGATTTGTCGCAAATACGGGATCAAGATATTCGGCACGTACATGTACGGTCTGCCTACCGAGACGAACGCGGAGGCGCTGGCGACGGCGCGGATGATCGACGAAATCAGCCCCGAACACGCTTCGCCGTTTTTATTTACACCGATTGAAGGAACCGGGATCTACCAGCTATGCAAAGACAACGACTTGTTGTTGAGTGAAGGCGGATCAATCGCAAGAACTGGCGTGTTTCGCCCAACGATCAAGGGTGTGGATTATGAATATATCAATTCTTTGTGCCTTGGGGCAGCGTAGGAGGAGATCATGGAAAAGCCGAAAGCGAAAAAAATCTTTGGACCAATGAAGACGATGCCCGACATGTCGCTCAAGAAGCCGAAAAAGCCGTCCAAGCCTGAGTCGATGGAAGCGTACCACAAAAGACGCATGAAGAAGATGCTGTGATGACGAAAGAGGCCCCTTTTCGGCTCGTTCGAGATGCCCTCGGCTTTTACACGCAGGTTCCGCTTGAAGCGCCTGATGTCGAAGTGATACATGATCGTATTGTTCCAGAGCCGGTCGAACCGCCGACGCCCCGTAAGGTGGGGCGTCCCCCGAAGAAGAATCTGAACGCCGAGTTCGAGGTGGACTGATGCTCGTAACAGTCAGCGACATCCTGAAAGACGCGATGGGGCTGTGCAACGCAACGGAGATCGACGAGACACCTTCGTCCTCCGAGATGGCGGTCGCGCTTCGCGCCGCGAATGTGATGCTCGGTCGGTGGGCGGCGCAGAAACTCCTCGTCCGGGCGAGCACGACAGTCGCGTTCAATACTGTTGCCAACCAAGCGGCATACACCATCGGAGCGGGTGGTGCGAACATCACAGCATCGAAATTTCTCCGTCTCGATTCCGGGTACGTGACCGACGGAAACATTAAATATCCGCTCGAAGTTTTCACACAGGAGATGTACAACAATCTCGGGGATCGGAGCGTAGTCGGAGGACGCCCTGTTTACGTCGCTTACGATCCTGGGGCGGCGCAACAGACAGCGCAGATGGGCACGTTGTCTCTTTACCGCACTCCTGAAAAGGTGTATCCGGTAGTTCTTGAAGGG